ATGAAAGACTGGATCTGCTTCTACATTGAGCATACTATTAAATATGGTAAGCCGTTCTATAAAGAGGCTGGTTGGTCTTTGGGCTTGAAGAATAATTATGTGGTTTTGAGTGAATTAATAAGTTAAACAAGGAATTATTATGGGTGAAGCAAAAAAACGTGGTAGTTTTGATATTAGAAAAGAGCAAGCTTTGAAGTTAAAGTCCCGCGAAGAAACAGAAGCCTTGCGAGCGCAGAAAAAAGAAGAGCAAGAGGAAACAATTTATAGAGAAAGATTGCTAGCATTTGCTAAAAGTAAATTAAGCATAACTAAACCTCGCCTACTACAGTTTACTAAATCTATTGAAGAATCCTTAATCTCTAAAAATTATTTTGCTGCCTTAACTATCGCATTAACCCTACCTGATATTTGTTGCTCCCTAGAAGATGAAAACAGGCGAACATCGGGTAAAAAGTATGCTGAATGGTTTCAGAAATATGTTGGTTCCAAATATACCAGTAAGATCGGCCATGAAAAAGCTGAGACTATTTTTTTATCTGGGGAAGAGTGCTTTGCTTTAAGGTGTACATACCTTCATAAAGGAATTAATCATATTGAAGATGAGAAAATACTTAAGGACTACGAAGGAGGCTCTAATAAAATTGAATTCATGGCTGAAATGAATTCTGACTGCGTTATAGTAAATGGTGTTTTATTACTAAAACTAGAGAATTTCTGCTGTAATATAATTAAAGGCGTTAATCAGTGGTTATCTGATAAAAAAGATGACTTTATTATTAGAAAAAGAATAAGCGAAATACCAGAAATATACACCAGCAGTTTCTCACCAATACCTGGAGTTCTCATAGGTGGATAACGATTTGCCCTCACTTAGAGGGCTTTTACACATATCCCAACATTAACTGAAGTGTTAATTGTGTGAGCTGTGCAACCAGAGAAAAGGATGCACAGCAATGTGATGATCGATGCAACTTTGGTACGTTTGCACATATAAGTTACTTCTTTAAAAAGAGTGCTCGTTCTGCTTCTCGGCGACGAACTAGACCTTTCAAAACTTTTCCGCCTGCCTTATTCCAGACAAGGAATTGATCAGCAGCGCCTTGATAGTCACCTTTATTCAGTTTTTTTAATAAGGTTGAATTATTAAAAGCACCTGAGCCAATGTTGTAAGTCAGTGAAACCAAAGCATCAAACTGGTTTTGACTTAAAGGCACTATCACCGATTCATTTACAGTCTTTTCAAATTTGGCTAAGTCGTGTTTGAAGTAGGCTTTAGCTTGCTCAGGTGTGCAAGTATCGCCCTTCTTGACTTTCACGCCATTAGGATAAACTGTCGTGCCAGTGCCAATGGTCCAGACTCCAACACCATCATCGTAAGCATTGAATCGCGTGCCTTCAAAACTAGTTATTAAATCTATACCATCATCACTTGTAGTTTTTCCACCTGGTGCAAGTTTTTCGACCACTTTATTTAGATCGTCTACTTGTGCTTGTGTGAGTTTTCCACCAGCAATAACTCGGGCAGCATCGAAGAATGGTTTATTTGTCATCTCGTTCCCCTTTCTTTTTCTCAAGTTCAGAGCTACCAAAATAAAAACCACATGCAGTTGTCATGGCGCCTGCAATAAAACCTAAAGCTGTGTTAATTTGGTTGCTATTTTCTCGTGGCATTTCCACAAAAAATAAAGCAATCACTAAAACAAACATTAGTCCCACTAATGCAAAAGCTAGATATGCGCGAGTATTTTCACTGTTCATCTTTTTGCTTCCTCCAACCGTGATACTTTCTCTTTAATTAAAGACTGGTCTTGGCTTAATTGAATAATTGAAGATCCAACCCACGCACACAATGAAAATACGATGCCTGCAAATATTCCCAGCAATACACGCAGCACAGAAATTCCACCATCTTGCGCTGCTGTGCGGTTTTCTAAATTGGCGACTTTGATATCCAATGTATCGATATCTTTTTTGTTCTGTTCGCTAGTCTCTTTGTGCGCTTCATTAATGAAAGTCAGTCGAGTAACATGATCTGACAACATGCGGATATCACTCTGAATGGAGTCGATTTTCTTTTCAAATCTCAACCCGTATGATTCATTTTCAGTCATGCCTTCCCCCTTTCGTTTAGGCAATAAAAAAGCACCCTATTAGGGTGCTATAAATAGTTTTAATTAAATCGAATAAACAATTAAATCATCAATACCAAATGTGCCAGCTAAAGTTGAGATTGAGGATCTTGATAAGCTCACATATCCCTCGCCGACATATCCAGCATGAGATAAATCAATTTTTAATACGCCATTGACATAAACTTTGTGTGAAGATCCATTAACAATATATAGAATTGTGTCATTTACTGTCGCATTAGTTGAAGCTAATACAGAAATAACACCACTTTCATTTCGGTAAACAAGATCTACCTTATTACCACCATAAAAGTTTAATCGATACACACGAACAGAACCGTTTACACGTCTCACATCAAAAAATACTGCTAAAGCATTTAAATCCGAGCCAGATTGAGCAACTTTAAACTGTACTGCTAAGTTTGTTAACTTATAATCAATACCAACAACACCAAAGTTATTATCCTTTGTAGCCACAAGTGTATTGTTATTAATGGCATAGATTCCAGTTGAAGTATAATTATCAAACCCACGCCAAACTATAGGGCTACCACCTAAAGCTGCATCACTATTACGACCTGAAATTTCTCCATTTCCTAAAAACGTATCACTGGTTACTGCTGCGCCGACAATAACGGGCGTATTGCTTGGATTTGCGATTGTGCCAGTTGCTTTTACTACCATCGTATTCATATTATTTTCTACCTAGATTTGCGTAATAACTTCGCCAGATGCACATTGATTTATAAAATCAATGAGACGTGTGACAATAAATTCTTCGGGTGAATTGTGATTAGGTGCTTGTGTATCCAACACACTGATTTTGTTGTGATTAACAAGCTTTACCAAAAGTTTGTCAGTGTGTAGAGCTTTAGGTACAAGCGTATCGTTTGAAGTTGCAACAATAGAAATTGGTGCTCCTTTGAATTTTGACCAGTGCTGTAACATAGGATCATAGCCCGCTGTCTTCGTTGCATATGTTGTTGCATCACATTCATAAGCTGCATTAATTTCACTGGCCCGGCCATTATCGTAACGTTGGCGTAAATCACAAACTGGATCAGTCAAATAGACACCTAAAATGTTTGGGATTGACTCTGTTGTAAGAGCATTAAGTGCAGCGCACCCACCCATTGAATTTCCAACAATTACAACCCCTGCAATTGGCGCAATTGCACAAGCTTTTTGATAAAGCTCAATTGCATCTTGCATCGCTTTCGGTGAGCCGTAGCTATCTCCATGAAATTGGCATCTTGCCCACAGAACACCGTGATCAAGCACATTAGAATAAGCTGCACGTATATCAAGCTGCTGATCTCCAACACCTTCAAAACAAATTACTAAAATCAGTGGCGTGGCATCACTATATGTATTAGGAAAAGTTAGGCGATTACTCTGTGCTGTGGAGTTTACAAAATCTGTTTTTTTAGTAGGCAATGGCTTATTAGCTACATGACGAGCGACACCGCGAGCAACACTTGAAATTATTTGAAAATCTGAAGGTTTGGGCCTAACCTGCAAATCATCAAGATTAGGCGAAATATTAGTCAATCGTGACTGAATGTCAGCAATTACAAAATCAGGGAACATCCCATCACTTTGTCGAACTGATAGTGCTGTAGGCTTTCCATTTGCATCTGGAACACAATAGATTAATGCACCATCTTTTAAAATGATGAGTTTTGACTCATCGATACTTGCAGACTTACGAATTGCTGATTTAGCATAAGGAGTTGGGAGTCCGTCTGCAGATGAAACTTGCAACCAGGTTTGATTGCCTTGTGCATCAGTAATTTCATATAAAACACCTAGACGATTTAAAGCCTGATACTTCTGCACTTTTTGAGCATCTGCATAATTTATTGCTGCGTCTAGCTGACTTAATCCTTCATCCGACCAAGTGGAACCATTCCATAAATATAGTTTTTTTGTATCAAACGCATATGCAACCGAAGGGCTTACTGTTGGTGTGCTTGCGAGCAACTCAGCAGCAGTTTTATAAGATTGCCATCCTCCTGTCTCCATTAGAATTTTAATTAGTTTTGCAAGTGTTGGATATTGTTGCCCCAAACGAGTTAGTACATCTTCAATGTCAGAACCACTAATAAAAAGTTGCAGACTATCAGCATCTAAGGAAGCATCCACTAATTGTCGACGGGTAATGATTTCATCTGCCATTACTTTTCTCCAAGCATAAAAAGCCCCGGTTAAGGGGCTTGGATTTCTGTTAATTAATTAAATAAAGTCATGGTCACGCTCATAGAATCTGGCATCGTAGTTTGAAGCCTTAAGCGTATTAGTCATTTGAGTTTGAGGGGTAAGTTCTTCAAGCATAAATGCCTGTGCCTCTGTATGGTCAGCACGAACTAATGAGTAAAGCGTTTTAACGTATCGATCTTCACTTACAACAAGTGGGTGTACTGGTGGACGGCTAAGCACTACATGATATTTATCAACACCAGCTGTGCATGGCACTACATCTACAGTGGCATTTGATATCTGCAAGTGAATAAAGTAATTACTGCCTACATCAAAAATGCATGGCTGTGATGTTTCAATAATCAAGCCATCTACTGCTTCAACTTCGCCATCTTGAGTATCCACAATTGTATTGTCTGCTATCAAAATGCGGTCATTACGAATCAGCAACTCAGACTCATCTAAAACCTCAACTTCACAAGACATGTACTTATATCGAAGCTTATTCCACTCCCTCCATGCTCTTGTTTTGGCTTGAGCTTTATTACGTATACCGGTAGTTGTAATCTTTAATGGATTCTTTGGAGTGATATCCTCGGGAATGATGTACTTAATGCGGGCATCATCTTCATCAGAGGTATATTCAAGCTCTACCCCGTCATAATCTTTCTGCACACCAAATGTATAAGAGCGCTTCTCAGTTAAAGGCACTTTGTTACGGTGATTGAAAAGTAAGACCGCATTTTCTTGCGGCTGCTCAAATTTGAGACGGGTTAGACTTCCGAAACGGTACGGCTCGCAGAATGCTGAACTCGCTACCATTCCAGCGATTTCCTCAAAACTTAGATTGTCGTCATCAATGGTGTAATTGAACTCAGACATAAGTTCTGAGCCGAAATAAGCATTAACTTTGGCAATCTCAGCATTGATTTGAGCAATGTCTACCTCTGCGCTGGTTCGGCGACCAATGTACTGATCTAAAGCTAGATTAATGAGCGCCTGCCCAACTGAACGAGTAACCTGTATAGGCCCTGTTCCATCAACAGGAAGCTTACGATTTACCAAACAATTGAGCTTACGCTCCTTAATAGACAAAGCCCCGTCAGTAGCTACAGTTCGAGAGCGAACAATAGTTACATTGCCATAATCGCTTATTGTTGAGTCAGCCATCCCATACACAGATTTAATCTTACAAGTGTCTTGGGTTTTACCTGCTTGAGTTGCAGTTGTACGGCTTAAACGGAACCGGAACGAGCCAGCAGTCGGAAGATCAATATAAATCGTTCTGCCAAACTGAGACTTGTTATTAGCTCGAATCTCTTGATTAATCGTTGTGATTGAACCGACTGGATCTCCATTGCTATCAATTGCCTGTAACTCTATGACTACAGTGATTCCTTCTTCCCATACACCGCCTTTACTGTCTTGGTAAAACAGACCATTAGGAAAGAAGAAGTTAAATACAGCTTGGGTCGCTTCTGGCATGTCGAAGTTAAACCACCCAACATACTTATTGCTCACAGCATCAAACCGGACTAAAACCTCTTGTCCCTGTGTGCTTTGATTTGGAAGAGTTAAAAGCTTATCCCACTCATTATTAATCGCAGATGGATTTACTAAAGCAATCGTGTCAGCAGTTACGCTGTTAATTGTGTAAGTATCATCAAGGGTTATTGAGTTTGCATTTCGGTTTAGAAATGCCCCTGCTGTAATGGTGTAGCTGTTATTGACATACTGCCAGTTAGCATTGACTTTCTCAGGATTTGATAAAGTAATTTCATAGTGAAAACCACCAGTAATGACGGTCTTTGTCACACCAGAAACAATATATTGACCAGATAAGTCGCGTGTATTAGTTTCAGTTACTTCATCAGGTGGCGTTCCTGTCACAGTCACAATATCAACTAATGCACCAGTTAGCTGCAAACCTTTAAACAAATTCGGATTATCAATATTGGTGGATGATTCAATGATGACCATCTTGTTTTCATTCATCATGATTGATCCAGAAAGGTTCACATCCTGTACACCATACACAGCACCACTTAATGCAACACGGTCATTCGCGGCAAAGTATTGTGTGAAGTCCAAACCTGCGCCTTTTATAAGGTTCGGGCTTTGAAACCACACATTACTTGACTCAAGCACTGCTTTATTTGGCAGCTCAATAGTCTGACCATTAATAGACGCAGAAGTTCGTACGAACTTTGGTAGCTCAGTAAAAGACTCGCCAACTTGATATATTGGAGTACCAACAATGGATGTGAAAGGGTCATAAACTGAAACGGACGTGCCTGCGATATTTGCTACATCTGTGTCGCCATCTCGCATATCCAAAATTTGGAAGTATCCGCGACCAATACACATCAAGCATTCTTCAATTTCGATGCCATCTTTATAAATTGTGTAGGTTTGCGCAATTAAATCCGGATAAGAACGGACTCGCCCAAAGATATCTGGAATACGTGCATTTAAACGTGCTTGGTTAGAGCGTTGAGCCAACTCATTGTTAGATGAACCTGCGACTGGTGCTTGCGGCTTTGGCATGGTTAAAACCATGTAGAGACTATAAGCAGTAGTCGCAGCTACAATCGCATAAAATACCCACATAGCTAGTGAGATAGGCTCTGCTGGCTCAATCACCACATAGAAAGTACCTTCCAATGTCTGAATGTGTTCAATCTGGGCATTAATTCTTTTTGGATGGTTGGGAGTGACATCACAACTTTCTGCAATCTGGTTGTGATAAATCTTTGCGTTTTCAGGCCATACATCAAACTGCTGATAGATATATGCTAAAACATCCTCCACATCAGCTTCTGACCATGTAGATCGATCATAAACATCAGGAACGATGATGACTTTTTTCAAACTCATTTATAAAACCTCGTTTCCCGAAAATTCATGGAAATAATTTCAATTGGAACGTACTGCACACCACGACCTGTTAAGTGCAAAACCTTGTCGCCATAAAAAAGCCCGACATGTGTCGAGCTTCTTTTGCCATTGGTGAAAAATACAATGCAGGGGGGAATGGGGTCCTTTAACTTCTTAAAACTACCCTTCCCGTTTAAAAATCTGTCTAGGCGCTTTTTAAGATCACGACCAGTAACATCTTTCCATGCTTCACATAAGAACTCATTGCAGGTGTAATCTTTGGTCCAGACTCGATTATGGAGATGGTCTAGATTCATATCATGCCCCGTAACAGTGGAAATCTCTCTAATGAGTAAATCTCACCAGTCTTCACACTATTAAGTTCAGGTGCCTGAGCATCAAATGTACAGTTGCCGGAACCATCTTTAGATAGAGTAGCAACCTCTAATGTCTGTAAAGAAACCATAGGCGCTGTTAGATCATCATCTCGGTATAACCGCCACTTAACGGATGGTCTAACTTTCCAGTTGGTGCCCAAACGAGCAGATACAACCGATTTAATTAGCTCATCGTCTACATCAGCAATGGTTAGGCTAAGCTTTTGATCAAGGTCATTTGTGACTGTAGAGCGTTGAATGGACATAGGTTGGTATTCATATGGAACATCTGGCCCTGTTGCCTCATGTTTTACTGTCACACCTTCTGTATCGTTTTTGACGAACCGGAAAGGCTCAGTAAAGTCTGGATGCGAAATCTCAACGCATTCCAACGGAACCACACCGCTGCTTGAGTTTAAAAAGAAGGATGTATAGTCAGGCATCTAAATACCCTCCATCGCTCTTGGCAGATCGTCATTCACCAGTTCTTCGAGTGGGTTAACCAATGACGCCAAGTCCTCCCCATCATTACCAGTTTCTACAATGATTTTATTTAACTCAGAATCCACGATAGGTTTAACCCTTAGTTGGGCATTCACTGTAAAGACTGGACCTTGCATACTTGATAGTTGAAAACTGTCTTCAACAAAGTAGCACTCATATGGCTTAAACTCTGGACCATTTACACGAAGTGAAGCATAAAACCTCTGCCCAGGAGTCTCACACCAAACATTGTAAAACGCATCAAGATATTGAAACCCAACATCAAAGACTTTCCATTGAACATTAACAGTGTGATACCCGTTCTTCACTGCTCTTCGGTAACGTGGCGCTCCTCCGTCTAATTCTTGGGAGATTACTCCACTCTTCAAACTAGCGGAGTAACCCTCTTGTGTTGAGCAATATTTTAATGTGTTCATAATTACCTCATAAAAAAACCGACCTCATATTGGGTCGGTTTAAATATTTAGTTTCATTACATTTTCCAAAGATATGTACAGATAATCAAAGTGATAAGGATCGCAACAAAGCGCCATGCTTTCATTTCAATACCTCAATCAACTTAGAAATTGCTGTCAATATTGGCGCTGCTTGCCAGATCAAAATTCCAATTAAGAATGCAAGGACCATAATGTAAGTCCATACTCTTAATGCTTTACTGTCTGAAAGTTTATTCATCACTTTATCAACCTGTAAATTTAGGTTAAAATTCATCTATGTTCTGATCCTCAAGTCTGGTTTGTGGGTTAGAAACAAAAACCCCAAGAGCTGTGAACTCTCGGGGTTTTGTTTTTTAGAAATGATTTTGGTAATTTCTGAGATCCAAATAAAAAAGCCGCCCGTAGGCAGCTCTTTATTTGTTCTCTCTTATACGTCCTACTTCTAACGGCTTTTCTTAAATGCCATTGAAAGTTCTTCTCTTATATGTGTACTTCTAATTAGGTACTTTACTCATCAGCAGGCTTGCCCTGACGAAATTCAACAAGGCTTAAAGTTGAGATATCAGACACACGGATCTGAATACTTAATGGTCTGCCCGCAGCAGGGAACAATTTTGAATTTTGAATATATTTTGCATCTTTAAGGTACAAAAAATGTTCTTTAAGTGAGTCTGGAAATTTAATTTCCTCACCATCATCTAACTTTTTAATTATCTCTTCTCTTGGCTCTTTGATATGGGAATAAAAGAATTCCTTCCAGAGTGAATTTTCTTCGAGTTCGAAAAATTCTTCTTCACTGATTGCAGTGCCAGTAATTACGCTGCCACCAACCCCGACTGTTACATAGAAATCTGGGTAAGATTCATTTCGATGTGCATTTTCTGAAATTGCTTTTATCAATAAATTAGTATCATTTCTACTCATTCTTCTTTCCCATAAATTTTAATCAAGAAGATTAGAATCTATCAAAGAATAAATTTAATAGCCACCGAAGTGGCTACCAATTATTGACGCCTAGGAGTTGCATTGTAGTTTTGCTTGAATGCCTTGCTGATTCTGCTATTTGGGTTTTGAATTCCCTGTACGAAAACCTTCTCCGCAACTTCGCCAGCAATCTGTCTAATGCGAACATCTAATGAACCATCATCATTTCTAGTCACGTCAGCCGTCTGGCCTTCCATGACGTAGACGTTAACAATTGGTTGATTAGAAGTAGCTTTCTCAAGACTTTGCCCTGAGTTGATAGCGTTCAATGTATCAACACCGACTCGCTTAGTAGCTGCGGCATTTAAAACATATTCCTGACCATGAACCACACCAGCCACATCACCACGGCCCATGTTGCCTGTATAGCCGCCTGAAGAGAAACCAGCGATTGTTTGTGCTGCAATTAGGCCAACATTCGCATATCCCAAACCTGTAATCATTGCTGCATAACTTGTTTTTTGAGCAAGTGTTAATGCAGAAGGATCAGCCATGACTTGTGCAGCAGCCAAATGTGTAGAAACCAAAGCCGAAGCAATTGCCATTGCTTGTTGCATCAAGAACATAGTCTTATATGCAGCAGACTGTTCACCAGCACTTTCTTTAATTAGCTGAGTAAACCCCCCCCAAACATTAGATGCTTGAGATAAAAGGTTGTTGTACATGCCCAATTCAGCTTGGTATTGATTATTTTGCAAGTCCCGATACTTTTCTGCATATTCCTCTTGTATCTTATGCTTGGTCTCCTCATGGAGCCTAACAGCATCCTCAATACGCTTGTTGTATTCAAGAGTTAGAATTTCACCTTTGGCTAGTTTTGCTTTTAAGTTATCTTGTTCATTCAATAATGCATTGTCATTATCAGACATTGCATTACTTTCCCCGAACTGCGTTGATAAACCTTCACGTTCACCTTTGGGTGCTGCCAAGAGCGCTCTAGCCTGTTGAATATCTCTTAGTGAATTACTATAAGTCTGCTCATAAGCACGTTTTCTTTGTTCGGCAGCAAGATTGATTAGGTTAGTTTCATAATCGTATTGTTCCTTTAAGGCTTTTAAACGAGACTTCTTTTCCTCTGCGTTGTATTCACTACTCTTCTGGATTCTGAGCCCTTCAATCTTAGTTTTTGCGTTAAGTTTCTCTTGCTCATTCATCTTGAAGGAGTAAAGATCATAAGCAAGTTGGGCATCACTAATGAGTTTTGCATCATTCGCTTTCTGAATCGCTACAGACACATATTGGTTCATGCCGTATTTCTGTAAGCGCTCAATTTCCTTCTGCAAATCCATCTCAATTTGTTTGGACTTATCAGAATATTCATATTGAATTTTGAGACGTTCTTCATTGATCTTCTCTAATTCTTGAGCATGCTTTTTCGACTCTTGAGCAGCTTTCTTTGCAGCATTCTCTGCATCTTTAGCTTCTTTTGCGTTTGTTTTAAGGCCCTTGTTGGTTTTATCTATTGCACCACTGGTGTCGTAGTACAACTGACCAAGCTTATCAAGTTTAGGTACTGATGCATCAAGTACATCATTCATGGATTTCATTGAGCCTTTAATGGTTGCTACTGAATCATTTACAGTATCACTAGCGATAGACCAGCCATTTTTAAACCCATTTACTAGAGCTTGCCCTTTAGCAACAACTCCATCAGCATTCCAAACATTAACAGCTGTCGAACCAATATTTTTAGCCTGCTCTACAAAACCTTGGATGTGTCTTATAACGACCTGAATTGCACTTGCCAGTCCAATAATCCCTACTGCTACACCCTTAGCAATTACACCGACAGATTGAATAACGGAACCAAATTGGCCACCATCTTCAGCCCCTTGTAAGAAACTACTTAAAAGTGAGTTCAACACAGGCATCATCTGAGATGCTAATTGGGTTTTAAATCCCTCAAAACGAGTTTGAACTGACTTAGTTTGAGCAGCAAGCAGTCGAGACTGTTCAATAGCTTCTTTGCTTTTGATAATCCCCGCTTCTGTTAATGCCTCTCCATAACGATCTAATAAAGCTCCTCCATTTTCGAACAATGGAAGTAAATTACCTAAATCATTACCTAAACTTTCAAATACAAATCTCTGTTCTTGTGCAGATGCCCCAACACTATCAAGCTTATCTTTCATTAGCTGAAGCGCTTCAATACCATCTTTACCCTGCAAAGTCTTAGCAAACTTTTGAATCTCTGCATCAGTCATTTTGGTATTGTTTTTTAAGGCATCAAAGAAGTCTGCCGCCTCACCTCCGCCACCACTAGCAGTGAATTCACCGAGCTTCTCTTGTGCATCAGCTAATGACTGCGCCAAACCATCTTGCGACATACCAAGCTGTTCAGCAGCATGTGAAAGGATTTGAAAGTTCTGTGTGCTAGTGTTAGCCCTATTTGCTAAGACAATCATCTCAGCATCCGCTTTAGCGGCTTGAATTGCCATTGCAGAAAGCCCAGCAAATGCTACTGCTGCACCACCCACCGCCATTCCTGTAAGTGCTGCACCTGCCATCAAAGCACCACCACGCAAAGCTGCAACTTTTTCAGTGACATCACCTATTACGGAACCAATGCGCGTATTGCCTAAAGATGAATTAATTTGTTCCTTAAATTTGGAGAATAGATCAGTAGTTTTACTTGTCTCTTGGCCTACATTTTTAATAGATTTTGCAGTCTTATCGCCTTGTTTCTCAGCATTACCTAGAGACTTATCTAAAGCATCGACTTCTTTTTTGCCATCTTTGGCATCTACCACAATAACCAAGCGGCTTACAGATTCAGGCATTTCATTCTCCAAATTCAAGGCAATAAAAAACCCGACACTTGGTCGGGTTTATTTAAAAATTAGTTCTATAATTCTTTGGCACACTTAAGGGATGCAGCTTTTAAGTCGCTATCTTTCTTGTAAACCATGTCAATATTAAAAGCGGATAAAGTTGTTTTCGCTTCTAAAATATCTTGGTTAAGAGAAATAACTTTTAAGATCATTCCATTTTGAGTATAGAGTTGACCTTTTGAGTACTTAAGTTTATTCAGATTTACATGCCCACTGGAATCTTCACAAAGAATCCCATTGCCATCTGCGTTCAATTTAATAGTTGAAAGCCCTGGGCCAACAGTAGTTGTCCAGATGCCTGTTGCTTGAGGCTTAGTTGGCTCAATATCACTAAAATTATTATTAATCATTTGAGTTACAGGAGTGACACACCCTGTTAACAAAACCACTAAACCAAGTAAAAATAATTTATTCATAATTAACCTATTTGTAAGATTTATTTCCGCCTGAAGTATAGCAATACCTACCACCGCGTGGACCAATACAATATTTGTATGAGCTACAAGAACATCCTAATTGTGCATTTTTACTATACATCTTTTGAGATTTTCTATTTTTGCTTTCATTATCTATTTGTCGATCAGCTTGCTCAATTGACTTCCTTATAGAAGGCAAATTAGAGTAATTCACCTTTGGTAACTCAATATCGTTTGGTTGCGTATATGAGCCGGAAGAAAGTGTTTTTGCAAGTTCTTCCAGTCTATTTGAGTCAGCGCTATCACTATCTGCAAATACACTAATACTAACCAGACTAAGCAATAGGCACGATAAAATTATTATTAGCTTCATTGTTATTTAATCAACATTGCTATTACAACAATTATCAACCAACCAAAAGCAATAAATCTCTCAGTATTGGAGTATTTTCTTTGCAAAGTGAACCATGCAAAAATATAAGGCGCCCATAGAACCCCTATCCATAATAGAATAGTAACTAAGACGTTTCTTTTTTCTTTACCTAAACCATCTTGTTGTATTAAATGAATAGGGTCATTTGAAACCCCTTTTGACTTCTTGAAGGAGGCATTTTTTGTATAAGAAAGACCAGTGCCGGGAAGTCCTGCAGTTGTTCTAACTCCTTTCTTGCCCACACTAACCCTTGCACCATTCTTACCCACAGATAAACTACTAACACCTTTTTGTGTAATATTTAGCTTCACACCTGGTATTATTTTTATACTCTTTCTAAAGTTAAAACCCATATTAACACCCTCTTTCTTTAGGATATTTATATCACAGGTTAATTATTAACTTCTAACCATCTAAAGTGAATCAAATGCAACTCGGCTATTTTCACACTTTTGTAGAGCCTTTTCCTCTGCGGAGATATTCTCTGATTTAAGCATTGGATATGAACCTATTTCTTTATAGTACGCAATACCTTTTTGTACACACTCTTTAATATCATTATCTCCACTACTCTTTCCGTTTGACCCACCACAACCCACAAGTCCAAACATTAGACTCAATAAAATAATCTTTTTCATACCCACAACCTATTTTATAAAACTCGAATATGCTAACAACGTGTGATTATTCAATTATTCATACATTGCCATGCAACCCAAGTAATATTTTGCTGAGAATTCATTTAACTGTTCTTCTTTTATTGAGGGTGTGGAGTAACTTGGTTGCTCATAAGCATCACGGGTAATTAAGTTAATAATTTTTTGCATATTTTTATCAGGGTTCTTTTTAAATGCATAATCATTAGCTTCCAATGCTTTCATTAACGGCATCCCATTTTGCTTTTGTTGCATAATTACATTTGCAATTTCCATTGTATTTCTACAGTTTTGCTCATGCGCACTATCACTAACAGGTTGAGCTGGTTTAGCTAACACTAGTACAGGAAGGTAAAGCAACCCTATTAAAATTATCTTTTTCATAAAAACACCCTCATATTTGAGGGTATTTATAGCATAGGTTTCGGTTTGTTAGGAGGTTAGGTTCAAAACTCTACTGATCGGCGTTACAGCGTACAGATTTGACAATATCTCCGCTTCTCTTTTAAAGGCTTTACTCTTTTCTCTATCATCCATAAAAACTTGTAATGAAAGATTTTCCACAAAATTGGATAGGTCTAAACCTTTTCTCAATAGCTTCCCTGTATTTTCAGAGGTTGGTTCACACACATCAATAAATTTTGATCCTGCTTTAAAATCAAAATGATGTTTAGCACCCGAAGCTCCAAATACATTTATATTTTGCTCCAAAGTGTTTCCATACTGCATAAATAAGAAGCCTTTAATCTTAGTCACAACCTCATCAAAAGATTGCTCCTCAGATGAACTAGGACAATATGATGTAATTCGAGATAATAGGCCTAGCATGGCACTTATCGCTGGCTTGAGTTCAGCTATAGAAGCCTCGATCTGCAATTCAGTTCCATTAAACAGAATGCTGTCTGAAGTTTGATTGATTTGACGTTTTATAATTTCCTTTGCCTTGTCTGGCATAGGCAAATTATCTGCAAACATTCTCATGTTTAACCCAACATCACGAATCCAAACGCGATCTTTAGAGGTCTTAATATAATAGGTTGAAGGTCGACCATCAGCATAAAAGTGTGGTGTAGTTACTCCCAGCCACTCTTTGTCTTTATCAAAGCACTCAGAGCCCAATGACTGGATAATGCTAGCAACATTACTCATATAAGCTCTCCTTCAAACGGTTGGTGACACTGACCAAAGATAGTTAAATTGGTCTTAATTCTAAATTCTTTAAACCAATTATACCAATCAAAAGATTCATCATCCTTAACTTTGGTCGTTTCTCCAATTATATACCAATGAGCACCATAAATTTCTGATCCATCCTCATTACGATGACTCAACTTGTCGCTGGGTTCAATCTCAAGTTGTGCAAAAACATCTGAGTGGTTGATAACATTAAATATTAAAGAAAAACTGTGATATACAAATCCGTTTGGGCTTCTGTTGGATATTAGTTTCAACTCCAATCCAGGGATAGTTGTCATCAGTTCATCCATGACCACCCTTGTCCTGTAGGATGCTGTTGTACGGTCCGCACTTAACTCCATGATGATTTCTTCATCAATAATTTTTTGCATTTGAAGAAGTTCATGCAATTTTTCTGGCGGAGTTTTAAGAAGCCTTCTTTGTTTAGCCATCTATACTATTGCTCTATTTATTATTCTTCACTAGGAGTAATTTTTACATTCAACCCACCAAACCTTTTAGAAAGCTCTTCCATAAGCTCCTCAGTAGTGAGTTCAGATTTATTAACCTTCACTCTACTCAAACTGTCTTGCAACCTATAAACAACTTCTGCATTAAGCGACCTGCTATTTTCAATAGCTGCATGCTCTATTTCTTTCTTCAGCTCTATAGGCACTCTAATATTGATTTGAGGGTCTGCTCTAGACATCACTTTGAAGCTCAAAAAACTTTTTATAAGAATAATAGTATTACGGTGCTTGACACAATAGCATCACCGTTATATAAATATATCACCGTTATACAATGGAGTTAAAAATGGCGAGAAAAGACCCTCAAATCAATATTCGCGTTCCAGAAGATACTCTTGACAAGCTAAAAAGCGAAACTGAAAAAGAGCATCGGAGCCTAACAGCGCAAGTAAACCTTCTTATTGAAGAATGGCTGCTAAAGCGCTCAAAACATGAATCTTAAAAACAAAGAAACCCTGCCGACTCCTACATCAAACAGGGTTTTGTATCATTCCCATACTAAGGAAAATCAACATGACAAGTTTAGCACTAACCTTTAATGAAGTGAACTTTTCGCCTGTACAACATAATAATCAGATCTGGCTTTCGGCTAGTGAATTAGCTAAAGCACTTGGTTATGAAAAATCAAATGCGGTTACTCAAATCTATGAACGAAATAAAGATGAGTTCGCTAGTGATATGACAACGATCCTCAAAGTGAGTGTTGTTAATTCAAGCCATTCTGTCGAGAACCTCAATTTGAGGCTCACGAAGAAAACTAAAAATTTAGAAAAGACTATTCGTGTCTTCTCACTCCGTGGATGTCATTTAATTACCTTCTTTGCTCGTACTTCTGTAGCGAAGAAGTTTCGGAAATGGGTGCTTGATGTTCTTGATAAAGAAATTGGCGCACCAGTTGCCAAAACCCACAAATCAGAACGTGAACCTCTAACAAATGCTGTAAACCTTCTTGTAGCTAAAACTAAGCATTTGAATTACAGCGATGCTTATAAATTAGTTCACCAGCGCTTCAATGTTCAGCATATTGATGAAATTCCATATGATGTAATTCCCGTGGCTGTGGAGTATGTTCACCACTTAATTGCTATGTACAGCAAGGCTGAAAAACAAGGTTCTTTATTTGATGAAGATCAATTTAAGCTGCTCAAGCACCTAATTGATGCAATTATTTCCCAAAACTTTGCTACCAGTCGAATCTATCGAGCAGTACATATGCTCGATAACGAGCAAGGACACTACTTAGCTGAATATGCTTTTAAAACTAATATTGCAGTTCTAAAACTTACTCGGGCAATGGATTTAAGAGGACCTCTTAATAGAAAAATCATTAGTGATGACTTGAAAACTATAAGCTACACAATAGGCAATCAACATTATAGCGACCGTTGGTTTCATCCATTGATGGAAGCGGGAATGCTAGCTGGTGCTTTGCGAATTTCTGGTGGTTGGTAGCCTTCTAACAAAAAAGCACCTCCCGGTGCTTTTGGCGCAATAAAAAACCGCTAGAAATAGCGGTTCCTCAAATATTACTTACAGTTCCAGCGTTTATGCAGTACTGTTAAGTGCTCATAAACGGTTGGTGCTTTTACTTGCTTGTCTTTGATAACTTCTTCGAAAAAAGTAAAATTAGTATTAATGATTGTTTTCATCATGTTCCTCATCAATGTTTCATCTAAATCTCCGAAACGTATTCCGGTAGCAACAAACTCTAAATAATTTAAAAGATAGTGAATTGCGTCTTTATATTTTTGATCAAGGTTCTCAAAGTGTTCTTTTTTTAGAATATAGCTTTCCCCAAATTGCTTCTTAGCTGTTACATAAACTTCAGTGCATAGCGTTACCTTGTGATTGTAAATCTCTGAAAGCCTTGATTCCATTAATGTATGTATTGTATGGCTTCTTGTGGCTGCCACACTATTAGCACGTGTTGGGAATAACCAGCCTAAAATTGCCACAACTGTTCCTAACAAGACTACCAATGTATTAGAAATTGTTTGCTTCTCTTCCCCTTGAGAGTTAACAGAAATAGTTGTGAGTTCAAAAGCCAGAAAAGTATAGTTCCTTAGAAATAGATTCCAATATACTAGTTCTGCGAAAACAATAACCAATGCAATCATTATGAAATTTAATTGCATATGGGTTCGCGGCTTTAAGAAGAATTTATCTTTAATTCTCTTATCAAAGAAATACCAAAGGCCAAAATAAGGTAAAAATAATAAAATTGTTCTTAGTAATAATATGTTATCAATTACCATTTTATACTCATAAAAATAAAGCACCCATAATAGGATGCTTTATTTGTATTCTTTTGTAAACTAGCCGATGCCATAACCATCTGCTAAGCGATAGTTTAATTTTGTAGTTTTCATGGCGTCTCCTCTCAAAGCTTACGCTTGATTAACCCTAGATACGTCTAAATTAAGATATGCATCGCAGTAGATCACCGCTTTGCAATTTGCAATAGTAAACATTTCGTTTAAACGCATAGTACGTTTTATTGACAAAAGTGTCAATATCGAATCGTAGCGCAAATGTCAATCACTTGACCGTATTATGTTACATCAATCGCGCTATATCACGTCGCATAGTCTAAGTTATGTACCGAACGTCAGCATTTAAGTCTTCGTAGTTCGTTGCGTCGCCTTCTTATGTGCCTCATCCAAGAACATATCGTCGAGTGTAAAGATGCAGTCATTAAAGATGTATCGCTCAACTGGCAAGTCATATTGCTCAACATAAGCATTAATTGCTGAGATATCTAACGCCAGAGGAACACCTTGTTCATAGCGTCTAGACCGTGCAATCGTGTTATATGCGGTCAGAATGGCATTAGCTACATAAGAATAATCAGGAGCATCAGGAAGCTTTACGCCGAGGGCTTCTCTTTGCTTTTTTTCGTGGTCCGTGAGCCCCGCGTACTTGTTTGCGTAGTTGTAGAGGGTTGTGACTTTCCCACGATGTCCTGAAGCTTCTTAAGGGATTCTGTTTGAATGCGGGTAGCCTCTTTAATTACAAAATCAATTAACTGATTCTTTTGTGCAGATTTACAGAAGATTGTTTCAACGTTAGTACGGTTATATTCAAGTGCCGACCCATCTGTTAATTCGATGCCCTTCCAATCATTCACAAGGAACACACCAATAGCATAAGCAAACTTATCATTACGCTTTTCAATGCGTTCATTTGTAATAAGGTTAATGTCAGCCTTTTCTTCTGCGGTTTCTAGATTAAAAATCTCAAGTGCCCGTTGAAACTCTGGCTGCATAATTCCATTAATTTTAAATTTTCCACCAGTTGGGAAGTCTACCCATTCAAATGGATAAGAAATGTCTTTGTTCTTTTCAACAATATCAAAAGCCACTTTTAATTCCCCTTATTAAGGTGTTACAGGTGCAATCACACGAGTAATAACTGGTGATACACGAATATGGTTGTAGTTGATGTCTATTGTGATGGTGTCTTCACCACCGCCATCGGGGTGATTAGCTTCAGCCACTTCCAATTGTGGGAACTGGAAGGCATAACCATTGCCTGCATCATCTTCAATAGAGAATTCTAGCGGCATGGTGTCACGGGATTTGATGAAGTCGATATATGCTGCTGACTGAGCCGAGAACATGTATTGGGTATTAACGGTTACATCTACAATCTTTTCAAGATAAGTTGTTGCTGTGAGCTTCTGAGAGCCAATGCAACGGATTGCTTCCATGTTGTTATTAATGGTCAACTCAAGAGACTGCATACAAGCAGTTCCGACAACTGTTTCACCATTAACCTTAAGATCACCAACGTTAAGCGCTGAAACTAGGACTAAATCAGGAACAGGTAAAGGTGAAGTTACAGGGTTTGTAGTAGTGCGCTCAAACAGGGTGCCCATCAACCCAAATGTAGCTGTGATTTTGCCAGTAGTGGCAATCGACATAGTAAATTCGTTGAAGCGCACACCGCGGTAAATAAATACCTGGTTAATGTCTTCATATACTTTAACGAAGGTAAATGTTTTTCGAACATTGCCGCCAAAGTTAAGAACATCACTGGCCCAATTATTCATTGCAACTGCTGACAAGAAGTCATCGAAGAGACCAACGGACAATTCAGTCTCTAAGCTCCCCACAACTTCTGCTTCAGTTGCGAAACCACCTTGACGGAAACGGGTATCAGCCACACTGCTTGATGCTTCAGTAGTAACGTTTTCTGTTAAACCATCAGTCACACGACGAACAGTTTTCCAAACAGGTGTAGTAGGTAATACTTCGGGGGTTTGCTCTTCAGCATAATATAATTTAATACGTGCACCAGAACTCATCTAAGTTCTCCTTAATTTTCGGGCATTAAAAAGCCCTCGAATTGAGGGCGTTGTTTGGTTGTGTTCTCAGGCATTTAAGGGCTTACCTTGAATACCCTTGCAAAGTTTTAAAATGCTTTCTGCATGAAGGGTTATATGTTTGTGTTCTGGCCTAGTTCGCTCAATATCAATAGCTATTAGCATTGCTGCGCGCAGGTTTTCTGCTGGCTCTACACTTTCAAAAATGTAGGTGTCGTTATGAATAACAATATCGGCATAACCATCTTCTTCTGTGCTTGGTCTGCACTCCACCACAATGTAAGCAGGAACATTATTTGTCATTATCTTTATCCTCATCAAAATCTAAGGATGGTTGCGCTTCCTTAATCAGCTTATCTAGTTCAGATTTTGGCAAAGAAAACCACTCACCCACTTCTCTAAATTCCGCGTATTTGATGTGCAGTTGCTTCTCAATATCTTCAGGGAAAGTTGCAATAATCTTTAAACTTCTTCCACTAATATTTGTGATTGCAGAAAGTCTGGCTTGGACATTTTTTGATTTTCCGATCTTCACAATTCCAGCATCCACATCTTGCATAACGTACGTATTCATCATGCAAGCATCCTGTTTCTTATCTTGCGCACTCAGTGACTTTAAGAAATTAAAGAAGAATTCCCCCTCGTGCTTTTCAATATCTCCAATCATTGATGTCATTTCAAGCAATGAGTCCTTCACATCTTTTAGTTGCTCTTTCACCTGCTCTATCACTTGATAAGCTTGCTCTGGTGTTTCAATTTTCACAATTGCATTCATATCGTTTACCTCGTTACCAAATAAAAAAGCCACACAGACATGCGGTAACGAGACATATCTGTATGGCAAAACGGTTAACCCAAGTTTGGATTTATCTTTAAAATTAGATATTTAAAAAGAAACTGGCAGGCACACTGAACATGAAAAGCGTGCTTTTCGAACCGTCGTTCTAGCCAGTGTTCGCCTGAATTTCAGGCATAAAAAAACCTGCCGCTAAGGACAGGTTCGTTTAAAAGTTAAATTCGTTAATTGACGCGATAATTTATTGAAATGTTGTACTGAATGAAGTCCCCGTTATTGCCGAGGTTTTGTACTTGACCTTGGAGTATCTCTAGTTGGCCAGTTGTGTAATATTCGAAATGAGCTAACCAAGCATCTGCAAGTTTTGTTATTGCGACTTCATGTGTGTTCAGACGGGCCATGCAGTTGATTGAGATAATCCCTGTTCTTCTTGTGCATGGGGTATCACCAATTGCAGCAATGATCGAACCACCCCATAACACATTAATGTCACACCATAGTCCATCAACCGGCACAGTAAAGTCTTTATTAGGATATTTAATCCGGCTTTGCTCAATTCCAGTAAATGCCATTGCTCTAGTGATAATGGCCTGCCTTGCTTGATCTAAAGTCATTGCCATTTTAACCACCGTATTTCTGAGCAATATAGTTAAAGGTTATGGAATAAACGCCTTGAGGGGCTTGTTGTGAAAACCCATTGATACTTTTAATAACGTATCTTTTAGCCTTTTTGTCGTAGGAACCTTTTTTGACTGGTTTTGGATATTGTCCAAACTCAATAGCAGTGGCGTATGGCGCATTTGTTTGGATGTATACCGTTGAGTAAGGCACCAATCTAGAAATAACGGCTTCACCTTTGTTAATAGTTGGTGTGCCGTTTTTATCCTTCTCTGACTCATTAAAAGTCATATCTTGCTGATTGATACTGACTCGATGTGATGCACGGAATGTTCCCTCATCAACAGGGCTTTGCATTACCACTCCACCCAATGCATCAATCACAATGTCTTTTTGTCGTTTAGTTATATCAGCTTCAACAGTTTGGATGAAACTCGAAGGTTTGTTTGTCCAGCCCATTAAGAATCTCCTCAATACAGTTCCATCATAGGTGCTTTAATGATCTCTTTGCGTATTCGCCAAATTCCATCCTCGCCAAACTGCCACACCTTCTCACCTCTTACAGCGTAGTAAATGAATTTTTCAAAATAGTGGAAGTGAGTTGCACCTTTTGGCTTGCTCTTGCTAGCTCTTACCTTTAAATCAACCATTACACCTTCCTCAATTGGGCAATCCATATTGCATCCGCTGGATCCTTTCCGTAGCTCACAACCCGATAATTACCACCTTCAATCACCCAAATGTCATTAACATCTGGCTCAACCAAGGTTCCTGCCATGTCTTTCACTTCATTTTGCAGTAGCACGGCTTTAGAGTCTGTTGCTCGGTAATCTATAGGCTTGACCAAATCTTTTGCCCAGCTTCCAAATAGGACACCACGACCACCATATACATATTCGGTGTAAGTATCTTCACCAGTAGCAGGATTGGAGCTGACTAATTGTTTGCGGGTACAAGTGAACGTATCTACAGCATCTGCAAGCTTAGTGCTAAAAGCCTTACCTAATTTAGATTGTATTTTTGTTCTCATAATTAGATCTTCACTAATAGAACTACATTACCAAATCCCTTATCTAACCATGGTTTAAGAATCGCTAAGGCTAGGTTTTCATTAGCTGTATATGTTTTATGAGTAGCTGAATAGGTGTTTGAAACGCTTGTTCCCGATTGTGCTGATACTGTCTCGCTCAATACACCAGTTTCAACTTCCGTATAGAGACTTCCATTTACTGCATCAGGTATCAGCTCAACTGCTGCCAATAGAATTGCATCTTTTAAAGGCTGATTGTTTGTAGTGTCTGGTAATTTAAGATTAGTTAGCCAAACATTGGTAATCATTACCGCGCGTGCTTTTGCACTATCGCTGCCTGCCCAATCGTTACCAAGTTTTGCATCGATATCTGCTACGGTAATGTATTCAATCATGACTTATTCCTGATCTTTTGATTGCTTGTTGTTTTTAGCGGTTGACTTTGAGCCACTCGCTTGTGCATCACCAGTATTTTCTGTTGATGGATTCTGATTTTCATTTGTTGCGCCAACCAGGGTGTCATCGCCTTGCAACTCTGCAATTCGTGCTTTCATAGCTGGCACATCATTTTTGAAAGCCATTAATTCTTCTTTTGCAGTCAAAAGCTGTTCTTCTGAGATAACCAGTTTGTTAGCCAATTCATCAAATTGCTCTACAGGGACAAGCGCATCATTAGTGACTTCACTTTCATTAACTGGAAACGTTTCACCTTCAATCAACTCATGTTCCAATGGATTGAATTGATCTACAGAGATAATTACGAAATCGCCTTGTGATTCATGGCTAGGTTTAATTTTTACTGTCTTAGACATTTCACTCTCCAAAAAGAATGGGGCCGAAGCCCCAAGTCATTAACCAAGCAAAATGATTGAATGCTCTGGTTTAACCATTGCACAACCCCAAGCAAGCGATACTTCGTATTGCACTTGGCGGTATTGGCGGTAAATGGCGATTTCAAAAGATAAACCGCTAACAGGATCAGTTACGATCATACGGTCATCAGCTGAGTCACCACCTTCTGGAAGTGCAGGAATACGTGTTGCCAATGCAATCGCAGATCGAGCAAACGCCAAGTTGCGAGTTGAAGTGGGCGCTACAGTAATTGCAGTTGCAGCTGCTGGAATTGCTTTACGCAAGCCCGGCTTTGCAAGTGTGATAGTTCCACCATTAGAAACATCAGTATCACCACCAACAACTACATATTGATTAGTGTCACCAGCGAAGGTAATCACATCACCTGCAACGATTGTTCCAGTACCAGCACTTGCAAGTGTGATTGAAGTTGCTCCAATTGCATAACCAGCGGCATTAGTTGTTGCACTAGCACCAGTTCCAGATGCAGGAGTAACTACTTGTGCAGATTCACGGATAGCAAAACCATGCACATCCAACAATACACCACGACGTAGCAATGAATCATCATTTGCTTCGTTTGCTTTGGTTAATTGACCAAGAGTACGCATGTTTGCGCCTGCTGTAGTATCAATTACCAACTGCAAGTCACCTTTAGGAGCGCCATTGTCTTGAAGGGCTTTCAATGCAAGAGCGCTGTCCTTCAAGTTGGTTGCAAAAGGCGTAGTGCCTGCTGTACCGACTGCTCGAGAAGCGCCAATTGCTAAACCTGCAACATCCGCTTCAACTTCATTTGCCAATGTACGCATAGCTTGTGCAAACTGGTCGCGAAGAATTGTGTTGTAAGATGCACCGTTATTATCAAGTGCAAGCTTTTCTTCACCATTCCAACGTACAGGAACACGACGAGCTTTAGTAATGGTCATATCGACCTTGCCAATTACTTGATCGCCATCATTTGGAGGAGTAACACCAGGAGTGATATCTGATGCAGTTGCAGCAGGCGCTACAGGTGAAGTTACTGTTTGACCTTTTGCTGCGCGGTTATAAGTCATGTCTGATGAAACTGCTGGAATAAAGCCAGTTAATTCACGAGAAACAACATCAAGCGCATTAAAAATAGTGACCGTAAGGCCAGTTAAAGTGTTAGCCATTTATTAGCTCCATTAATCAATTACATTGCCGCCTTTGCGGATATAGTTAGCTTTTTCTGTAGGGTTCATTGCATCGAACTCACTACGTTTAATTGTGTTTTTGTTGCCTGAATTGTTCCCGCCTTGACCACCTGCACCATTAGGTTTTGGAAAGAAGTAAGGTTTTGATTCACGAATATCTTCAATCCACTCTTTAGGAGTAAGTGGGTTTTTGCCATCTTTACCAATAATTACGTCACCACTTGCATCGATCGCTACAGCATTGCCGTTTTCATCCAAGGAAAACTTAGATAAAGCGAGTGCTGTAATGTCGTCTGTCGCTTCTGGTAGTCCTTGTGCAGCACTAAATGCTTGTGCAATTTGACCTTTGACTACAGATTGCTTAAATTTATTTGCATATGCTTCCGCTTTGTCAGCTCTCGCCTTTTCCGCATCAAATAACTTTTGATGTTCGGCTTTCAATCGCTCAGTACGTTTTCCGAATACTTCGTCAATCTTGCCCTCAGCAAGCAATTTCGTTTCTTCGTCTTGTCCAGCTTTTTGAAGCAACCCTTTAACTGCATCAATGTCCAGACCTTCAAATTGGCCTTTAAAATTGGTCAACTCATCAGATAAGGATTTATTCTTACCAAGAAGCTCATTGTTTTTAGCTTTAAGTCCAGAAACATGTTGTTCAACGTATTGATCTAACTGTGCTTTGATTGCAGGATCTTCAAAATTAATGGTTGTTGAGCCTTGCCCACCAGAACCACCTTCACCCCCATCTGCACCAGCTTGATTTTGTAAAGACATTAATTGGCGTTTTAAAAATTCAGACATCTAAAATCTCCTAGAGATACCGCCTTGCGGATTTAATTGATTGAGCCTTTGGCTTTGCTTCAGGCAATAAAAAAGCACCCGAAGGTGCTATGGTTTAAATCAGTTATTTTCTTGGAATGGTCCAAGACCAGAGGATTAAGTCATTAATAAGTTGCTGTTCTGATGTGATCATAGAAAAACCTTTTTATCTGCACACCATAAAAATAAGATTGCTGCAATTAATGCCAAATCAACAATTGCTAAGGCAAAAGCTCCTATGCCATCAGCTTTTCCATAAACAAGAGCAACAAAAAGGAGAGCACAAAAGAAATAAATCATAGTCCTAACCTCTTAAACATTTCTTCATCAAGCTTTTTGAGTTCAGCAAGTGTGAATGGCTGACCAGTTAAAGGGTCTACAAACTTATCTAAGGAGTATTTACCTTCCTTGAATAGTTTGTATCGTGATGGACCTAGCCAAGACTTTTGAAAAGCTGCATCTTGTTTGTCAAACCAACCTTTGAAAGTTGTATTTGAATCCACTACACCGATTTCGCCTTCACCATTCACTTTATTGTTAAATGGGCGCATCCCAATGGTCTTGCCTGAATCATCAGAGACAGGGATTAGGATTGATCTACAGTTTGGGTGAAGTGGTGGCACTGGATGAGGCTCATCTTTCTTGTAAACCTTGTCCGAGTAACCCATGCAGATTTTAGAAGTTCGACTATCCAGCGTTGCAATGAACTTTACATACTCAACACCAATGGTCTGATACGTTTCATTCAATGCCACATTAGATACATGGCTTCGAGCAGTGCGAACCATGGTAGAAATCTGGTTTCTACTCTGATCAAGCAAACCGTCTTGGTAATTAAGCGCTTTCTTACCCTTAATCCGCTGAACAATCTGCTGATTAGTCTGACCTTGAGATAAACCATCTCGAATAGTCTGCTCTACCCTCACGCGTGTATCATCAGCAATTCGCGCAAAAATAGAATCAAGCAATACACCACCACTTAAAGGCGTTTTCTTTGCCTTGTTAAATAGCGTCTTCCCATTTGGCTCTATTTTGCGATTAGCGATAGTTTTAGCCTGATATGTAGCTTCGTATACTGCCAAGGCTGTTGCGCTTACTGTGAAGCTCTCAAGTAATCCTGACGCTACACTTGCCTGCCAAGTCTGAACCATCGTCCTGACTTCTTTTAAAGCTGGCGTTGTGTACTGCCCTGACATCAATGCTGTCTTTTCAGCATCGCTCAAGTCATCCAACAAGTCCCTTAACTTCGAGATCATCTCATTCGAGAGAGAGTCGAATTGCGTTAAGAGATTATTGATTTCAGTTGAAGACAACCGATAGAGATAAGCCTGATGTGATACTAGAGCATCAAGTAGCGCCTGTTGTGACATCTGAGTTGCCATTAGTCACCCCTGCAACATATCCAGTCATTGGACTGTTAGTCATTTCGGTTTCAATGCGCTCAAGCTCTTGGGAATATTCAATATCTGGAATCTTGCCTGTGCGAATATAATCCCAATAGGTTTCCATAGAAATCTTGTTCCCCAATACAGCCTCATAGAGCTGTTTAGCAAGATTTACATCAAACCCTAATGAGCCAAAGTCAGGCTTAACATTAAAACGGTAATCTTTATCACTAAGCCCTAACCACAATGCGCCATACTTAATGACCTGCTCAATTGCTTCAGCAGCAGTAATAACCATTCCATACAATGTCGAATACTGGTCATCTTGACGAGCTTTGCGTGCTTCGCCTGATTCAGTACCACCAATGTCCATTACACGAGCACCAGCTTCTAAAGCTGCATTCTTTTGGTCACGCATTGCAGTGCGTTTAGCTTCTATTCCTACACCTTGAATTTCGAGATATCCGCATTGCCCACCTTGTGGTAATTGCCATGCAGCCATTGGACCCGTCACACGCAAAGGCTTATCTTCATCAACACCTGAAACCCAAGGTTGAGGATGACTAGTTAAATGCAACTCTTGGAAATATTCAGCACTTAACTGGTAATACTTAATAGCCGCCTTAGCCATTGTCATTAAAGGCATTTCGTCAATTGAAGGCGTATTATTCATACTGCCAACGTAAACAACAGGAATAAACGAAAGTGTCTTATTACCTAAGCCCGGATATGTTTCTTCAATTACTGTATTATCATCAGTAAATAATCTTGATCTGTATTTGCCGTCAATAATATCAAGAGCTCGGTAAAAGCACTCTTTATTGTGAGCAAATTCATCTTCAGAATTATCGTGAGCTTCTTTAAATACTGAAAGCGTCAAGTCTGTTCGCCCTGCAACAGTCTTTTCTTTCCAGTTAATGCCGTCTTTTGCCCAATACAATGCAATGTATGGCTTACCTGAATCGTCGAAATCAAGCATCAAAGCGCAACGTGCATAAGACAACTGAGCCTCTACTACTCGAAGGAATAATTGCTTTAAGCCAAACCCATCTGTTGTGGCCTGCTCAATCAATGGTTTTAACCGTGAATCTACAATATTGATATCTGGCTCAAGTTTTGACACTAGACCAATCATTGCTCTTTTAGAATCACGCACCCACTCAGGATATTCTGCGCGTTGTTTGAACGCTTCATAGATGCATTTATTTTTTGGATCTACTTCTTCGGCCATTATCATGCCTTGGGACTTTGGTAAAAGCTTTTCACCTTGCTCTTTTACACAACGTTCCCCACCCAAGGCATAATCCATAAATTCCCAATCCGGAATTGCCTTTGCATAATCCGGATGAACAGTACTAACTGTCATAATTCACCTACAATAATCCATAAATTGGAGTCTGCGAAACCACCCTAGATTTCTTGCTCATAGCCACAGCAAACATACGGAAGCCATCAGCACCGTGTGAGTGAATGTCATGAAGTGGGTTGTCTTTCCAACATCCAAGCTTGTCATTCCACTCTTTTCGGTAGTTCTCAAGATGAGTGATGCCTTCTGCACATTTGTACTCATCAAATTCACATAGAGGCAAAATCTCACGAACCTGCTCAATACCATCCATCACCGTTATATTTGGCACCACTTCGAAGTTGACTGAGTACTTCTCCCCGTCATCAAGCACATAGCCCTCTTTGGCAATGTCTAAACGAGACTTCCCATCATTCATAAGAGAGCGGTTTTTAATGTCGTGCGGAGCATAATGCTTGCTGTACTTGTAGCCTTTTTCTTTAAGCACTTTGAAATAGTGCCGCATACCTTCGCCTGAGTTTTCGTAGTAGTCGATAACTTGATAACAAGTATCTGATAGCTTCCGAATAAACCAGATCACCATAGAGTCTGAGACACCCAAGTCCCAAAATGTCATGACAGGCAAATGATCATTTGATGGCAATGAACCAATGCGTTTATTGGCATACAAGAATTTAAATTGGTTCTTGTAGTAAGCACCTTCAACAGACTGAGCAAAAGCTTCACTAGGAATACTTGGATATTCCCGCTTCATATCCTCGCCAAGAGTTTTCTCTTTTGAGTGATACCAAGCCCTTTGCTTTGGCGTTGTTTTAATCTTGTACTTAACTTCCAGTTCTTCAAAGTATTGAACTAGGCGCTGTGGGAGTTCTTCAGTTGGTTCAATTTCATAATCAGCATTCTTCCACCAAGAAAAGAAAAAGAACTTCCAATCAAGTGGGCTTAGTTTTTTGCTGAGTAGTAATAACTTTTCTGCTAATTGGCAGAATTCGTAGAAGTAACCGCTTTTACCCTCTGCTGTACTTTCGAGTGTGATACGACCTTTAAGGCTTACTGCTTCAAATGCACCAGTAACAATCTCACGTGCTTTATCTGGGAACTTCGCACAAATCTTACCGAACTCAGACACATGTAATCGGTCTAAAGTTCCACCACGAAATGAAGTTGAAACGGTAATTGAGCCACCTTTAACAAATACAAGCTCATCCTTAGTTTGAATCTCTAAAGGATTGGCTGCTTTGATAAGGTGTGGCAAGCGATCGTAAGCGTACTTAACCTTTTCACGGAACAGACGCTTAGCATCATGTAATGTATGGGCAATCAAAGCACACTTATCAGACATGAACAATGCAGCATCTAACTGAATCATGCACATCTCAGTGGTAAAACCTAACTGACGTGCCTTTAAGATGATGTTACGTGTCCATTCGTTTTCGAAGTATTCAAGCTGTTCAAGTGTCATCTTGAACTTAACTTGCTTACCCTCTTTATTCGTAATGTAGTAAAGATTATTTAAGCGCCATAACTGGTCTTTAAGTTTCGCTTTATGCTCGGGATTCAGCATGGCTACTCCTTATAGTTACGCATCCTTCCCTATTTCATCCATCAATTCTGATAATGACTGAACTTCAAGTGTCAGCTTATTCTCTTGTTTGTCAGCTAAGCCAAGCTCACGGGCAACAATAGAAGCATTAAGCAATCCAGCACTTGCACCTTCAAACTTTTGAGTGAAGATAACCCTTTTGATATCGCTACAGATTCCAATAAAACCTTCTTTAGAGCAGTAAGTTGCCCAAGTTTCGTCAGAGATATCAAGAAAGAAACATAGACCTTGAATGGTCATTGCGCGCATCTTCGGCAAATCTTCAACAGTTACAACGCCCTCATATGCAAATGCCTTCGCCTCTTCTAGTGGGTTATCTGTAACCCATTCAAAGTATTCACAGGCAGCTTCCCATAGTTGTTCTGGATCTTCAAAGATCGGTTTACGACCGTGAGAGCTGCGCTGCTCCCAGAATCTATTACCGATTGGAGCTGCCATATATTTACCTCATAAAAAAACCGCCACTTGGGCGGTTACTGAAAATTATTTTACTTTAATTTGTATAACTCTGATTGGATGCATTCTAGTCCATCAAATCCAGCCAATTCTAAAACCCTTTCCACAATTGGTTTAAAGTTACCATTCGCTGTAGGTGATATATAAATAGACCTGACCAGCTGTTTAACATCAATATCCAACTTGATTCCATCAGTATTTCGCACATCTTCCTTTTTCGGCTGATGTATATTGCTATTTAAAAGGGTACGCGCTTGATTAAGTAAGTATAAAGCTCTAAATTCATTTTCATGAGCAAAACTCACTCTTTTCTCAAACATTGGTTTTAAGAAATTTTTAGCATTCACTGAGGAAGAATCATCTACATAATCAATTTCTTGTAAATAAATATCCCCTTCTTCATTATCACCTTCTTCAAGAGCTAATCCTAAATCATAAATTGTGCTACAAATCGCAATGCAATCATTGCTTTGCCCATACAATTTCCACATAGCAGCAGATTCTACATCCCCTATAAACCAACAACTTGCATAGGCATATAATGGTATTAATTCCAATCCAGTAAGATGTGTTTGATGTAATCGATCTTTGGCTTCTTGAGAGATATTAAAATCTGATTGAATTACTTCATACTGAGCACTAAGATCTGCTTTGTAAGCACTTGAAATATATCCCTCATATGGATCTTCAAACTTATCGATTCTTCTTAAATAGATGGATTTATTTAAAATCAGATCTAAAAACTTTGTTAGGTCCATGTATCTCCAAATTTTAGTGTTTGGACCATACTTTTTTGTATTATTAAAAATTTCCACTTATCAACCTTTTGTTAATGTAATAAGTGAATTATAACAAAGTTTTAAACCCTAGCTCGGCAACTGATTATTTAAAGCTCTAAACCTGCCTGGCTTTGTTTCCGCAACCGCAATCTTTCTTTGAACAGTTGGAATTGTTGTTTGATCCACTCACGACGTTCCTCACATCCTTTACAGGCCATAACGACACCCATTAAAAAACCGCCACTTGGGCGGTCATTCTTACTTAGTTAACTTAGCAATCAATTCTTCATATTCTGCTTCATCTTCGCAGCTTAAAGGAATCATTCCAGCTCCAGTGCCTTCACCAGTAGGACCAACGTATACATAAACCTTCAGAGCATTTTCATTTAATTTAATGTAGTTAATATTTGAGGTGTTGATTAGATACTCATCATGTTGAACAAACATTGTTTTTCCTTCTTGTAATGATTAAAGAAATAACAATATATCTTAGCTGCTTAACTATTCCAACACATACTTAAGATCATCAGGCGTTTCCAAATAACACCCTTGTTTGTTGCAGAAGGCGTGAATGTCGTTCAGGTATTCAGTGAACTGTGCTGTACTTGCATCTGTAGTGCTCATTAGCTCACAAAGGCCATTTGCCACATCTTGATACAGCGGATGCTTAGTATCCTTCAATTCTCTAACAGCCTTGAATGTTTTCTTGTATTGGCCAACGTCATCACGATCATAGATTTTTGATAGGAAGTTCTTCTTAAAGAACAGATGCTCGTAGTCTTTATCCGTTCCCTGCTTCTTGGCCCATTGATTAAGCCACATCCAGTACAAACGGTTTTGAGCTTTTGAACGATCTTTCTCTTGAGGTGCAATCAATACGACTAAGGGCTTCCCTTCGTTCGCAGCCTTTGCATGATTAGTATTGAGATACCCAATTACATAGTTGATGTCAGAATGGTTTTTGATGACGAATCTAGATTCCATTTTGACCTCGCAATAAAAAACCACCCGTGGGTGGCGTGTTCTAATTTGGATCCGCGCCCATAAGGAAATCGGGGCGAACTTCTTCACCATTGATTATTTTTATTGTCTGCTGTAGTGCATGCTTCTCATAATAGACCTGTGAATATTGGCGCTGTAGTGATTCATTACGCTTCTCTAATTCTTCGATCTTTCGCCCATACTTTTCTTCATAGTACTTTTCTACTTCATTGTAGGCTTTGTCTTTAGCCTCTTTGACTTCAGCAACCCATTCTTTTGTCTGCTCAGTGTCGTTATACATATTCCATGCATAATTAATGAAGCGCGAACTAGCACCTTTTTGAAATTTCAGTAACTCAAAGAAAATGAATTTAAGTTGCCAAAATGGGGCTTCTGTTAATCTACCAAACTCATGTGATCTTTTGAATTTTATGCCACACCAACCAAAGTTTATTAGTATCATTTTACACCTCGATCATAAAGCACAATTATATCATAACCACATGATTTAATTAGAAAACATCGTCTGATTTTGTATCTATTTTTAACATTAACTCGGTCTTTTCTAACCACCGCTCAAACATGGTTTCCGACTCTTGTCTCGTGCCTAATTGGTATGTGTCGAATAGGAAATGACACTTATGACAGAGAGGCACTGTAAACGCATCTGAGGCTTTTATTCCTTTTCCCTTGCCATGCTTACCAGAATTAGAATGAGCCGCTTGTGAGTGAGGATAGCCGCACCTAACGCATGGTAGCGCTCTTATTTCGTTTAGCCTCTTTGTCGAACGCATTTTCCAACACCTCAATACGCTCTTTTAATAATCTTTCTTCTCGCTCACAGTCAGCACGGAATGAATAGCTACTAAATAAATGATTGTAAGATTGCAGTTTGCTTAAATTGGCTTTGTATATTGCTAGATTCTTCTTTGCTTCGATCATATCCATACAATCACCAATTACACCAAACCAAATAAGCTGCAAATAACATCACAGCCAAATAAAATACCGTTTTGATTACGTTCTTAAACTGCTGACAATCTTCTTCAATTTGTTTGAGTTCTTCTTCGTCCATAGCTGAACCTTTGTTATTATTAACTTAGATGAAGTGAACGTAATTTCAGACTCCAGTTTATATGCACTCGCTTGGAGCTTTCTCGGTCTGGTTAATCATGATGTGATATCTAAAACGCATTCACTTCTCTAAATTAAATGGCACGCCATGCAGGACTCGAACCCGCATCAATCACACTAGAATTATGATGTCTTATCCAATTAGACGAATGGCGTAAAAAAGAAAACCCCGTCAAACGACAGGGCTATAAACACTTAATCTTCCCACACTTTCTGCATTCTTTCTGATTAAACATGTCGGATTCATATTCCCAAACATGTATGCAAAAGACCTGCTTAATTATTCGGAGCATGTGAACCTCCAAAAAAAAAGCCCTACGTTTAAGCATCGACTAGAAATCCAGTCCAGCACATCGGAATCCAATGTTCTAAGCTTGTAGGGCATAAAAGCAAAAAGCCCATCAACTTAATGACAGGCTTTGATCTAGTTTCGCCTTCTTGCCTATGTTGCAAGGGTTACTAACTAATCCAGTGATGCCTTACTTACACTTCGCACCACTGTACCATGAATATATAACATTAGTGACGTCACGTCAATAATCATGAAGCTATTTTTGATTTGTAAGCAATAAATGGGTATCTAGCATGCATAGCTGCTAATCCACACTTAATGTCAAACTTAACATCCATTAGCGTTGCATATGGCGTGACAAGTCTAGATAAGGGCATTGAATAGCAGTAGCGAAATATCACCATTTCAAGCCAACCATCTAACACTTCTGATTGCCCTTGCATATCTAGGATAAGGCGTTGAACTGCACGCGCTTCATTGTCTGTGATTTCACATGTTATACGCCCACGACCTTTAGGGATAACTGGATCATCTGAACACAGCCAATCAGGGTCTTTGTTTTGATCTTCCATCACTGGAAATCAAAAAAGCTATCGACTCCCTAGAGAGTTTAGTTGTTGACTCATCTCTTGATGAATATGAGCAGGAAGCAAAACTTGCAAAATTTGAAACTATTGAGGCACTTCGTACAGCTCTTGTTGCTCGTGAAAAATATGAAGCTGAACAGGCTGAATTAGAGCGTCTTCGCCAAGCTGAAATACTTCGCCAGCAACAAGAACGTGAGGCTCAGATTGCCCGTGAAGCTGCCGAAAAAGCGACCCGTGAGGCGGAAGAAAAAGCACGTTTTGAAGCTGAACGTGTACAACGTGAAAAGGCTGAGGCAGAACAACGCGAAGCTCGATTAAAGGCTGAAAAAGAAGCTGCTGAATTGCGTGCTCAACATGCTGCCGAAGCAGAACGTAAACGTATTGAGGCTGAACAAGCTGTGAAGCTAGAGGCCGAACGCCAAGCAGAAGAAGCGCGCCAAGCTAACCAAGCACATCGTAAAAAAATCTGTAATGAAGCACTTAAAGGCTTATTGGCTTTGGGTATTGATGAAGCAAAAGGAAAAGAGATTTTGCAAGCCATCAATAAAGGCTTAGTTCCACATGTATCTATTAATTTTTGAGGATTAAAAGATGAGTAATATTGTTTTGTCACAAGTTAGCAAGATTGCATCAGCTTTTAATATGCAAGATGTTGATCCTGCTGAGTTAGCAAATACTCTTGTTAATACAGTATTTAAGAAAGCAACAAATGATGAATTTCTCTCTCTATTAATTGTTGCAAACCAGTACAAGCTAAACCCTTTTACAAAAGAAATTTATGCATTCCCTGCCAAAGGTGGGGGCATCACACCAGTTGTTGGTATTGATGGGTGGGCGCGCATTATTAATGACAATCCTGTATGTGATGGTATCCAGTTTGAACAAGACGACGAGTCATGCACATGCAAGATTTTCCGTAAAGACCGTAACCACCCTACTGTTGTAACTGAATACTTGTCTGAATGTCAGGGTAATTCAGAACCTTGGAAAAAATACCCAAAACGGATGCTACGTCATAAGGCTTTAATTCAATGTGCCCGTGTTGCCTTCGGCTTCTCAGGTATTTATGACGAAGACGAAGCTCGTCGTATTGATGATTGTCATATCCCTACCGTTCAGACTGTTAGTTCAGATGTCCCTCAAGGTTATGAAGCCTATGAGCAGCAGCATTTAGATAACATGCGCGCTTTGGCAATGGAAGGCACAGAAGCCTTGCAAACTGGCTACGCTGAATTGCCTCAGGGCGACTGCAAAAAATACTTCTGGACTAAGCATAGCGCTTCATTAAAAGAAGCAGCACAAAATGCTGATCAACCACAAGGGCAAGTGTATGAACATTCTCCAGCGTAGTGAAGATTGGCATTCGGAACGCTGTGGCAAAGTCACAGCAAGCCGTGTAAAGGATTTAAATGCAAAGCCTAATAAAGGCAAAGCTTTAAATGCATTGGGTTTAACTATTCTAGCTGAGCGCCTCACTGGCGTTCAGAAGGAAATCTTCACAAACCAAGCTATGCAATGGGGTATTGATAACGAGCCTCATGCAATTGCGGCCTATGAAAATGAGACGGGTAACTTTGTAGTTGGTACAGGTTTAATTGACCACCCTTACATTGAAATGTTCGGGGCTTCACCAGATGGACTTGTAGGTGACAAAGGGCAAATAGAAGTTAAGTGCCCAGACACTACAACGCATTTGAATACCTTGCTGACTAAGCAAGTGCCAGATGAGTACATCCCGCAAATCACTAGTCAATTGGCTTGTACTCGTCGTGAATGGTGTGACTTTGTGAGCTATGACCCACGTCTGCCAGAAGGACTACAGATCATTATTATTCGCGTCTTTGCTAAAGACTTGGCTATCGAAGCATTAGAGCAAGATGTTCGTAAATTCAACAAAGCTATAGATGACGCAATTAAAACTTTGAAGGTGGCAGCATGACAGATTTGAATAAGGAAAGAGAGGCTTTTCTGAATACCTTCCAATATTACAAAGGAAGAAGAGACATTATTTTTAGTAATGAGCATGAACTGTTTATGACTAGATCAAACAATCCTTCTGAAATTGCTCAGAAAGAAATAAGCAACATGAATAGCCGTTGGGATGCTTGGCTTAGATGTGCAAAGCATCGTGATGCAGAGCTAGAAAAAGCCAAAGCTCAGGCGGTGCCAGATACTCAACAAAAGCTTACAGATACATATTATTTGGAAGGCTCAGATTATGTAGTTGATTGCCCTTTCGAATATGACATTGAAATAGATAAGGGAGAAGTGCTTGAGTTGCAAAAATGGCAACGTACTGAGTCAACAAAAGTATATTTTGCAAATATCTATGAAGATGAAGATAACTTTGAAATTCTTCAATTCGCTTCAAAAGCCGAAGCTGAAAATGCAGTTGCAGAAAACTTGAAGTTTTTAGAAGCAAGCGAATCGGGAGCTGAACAATGAGCATAACTCTTAATGGTCACCAATTAAAAAGCCTTCTCGAATTTGTAAATCCAGATGGTGAAAATGATTTAGATCAACTTGAAACTGAACTAACTATTAAATTTTTTGAAGATGGGCACAGTGGCAAAGGCTATTACTTTTGGATGACCGAATATCCAGAGGAAGGTGCAATGAAGCTGGATATTGAATCGGGAGTAGAGGGATGAGTGAAAAAGCATTTAAAGATTTAAAAATTCGATTCCATTTAGCTATTGGTTTGGCTAACGCGCATCGTGAGGACATTGGGAAATTATCCGATTGGATCGAAGAGGAATTTTGGGAAGTGATGGATGAAAGAGAGCAAAAAGAGACTCTTTCGGAAATTGCAGAGGAATGGGCACAGCAGTATTTGGATCTTGGAGCAACAGTCGAATGAATAATAAATACAAAATCGAGTCACTAGGCGACTTTCTGAAAATCCCTGCTGATCGAATTAAAGATTGTTTAGCAGAGTTGAGCGAGCATTTATTTGCAATGCGTCAGACCATCGACAACTTTGGTGTTGAGCCTACTGGCAATGAAGTGAAGTCTTTCACTTGGGAAGATGACGGAAAGCAAGACCTAGCAATTAAAGCAACTGTTGGCGAAGAAGTTGTAGAGGTGAAGTTTACTAAGGCGGAAAGTAAGGAGGGGTGAAATGACAGCAATTGCGAATATAGGTAGTAACTTTGTAGTAGCGTTACCACCATCAGAAATCTGGCTAAATGACTCCCAAGCTGCTGAGTTCTTGGGCTACAGGGATGTACATTTTAAGGCGGCTGTTTGCTGCCTTCCCACCTTCCCTAAACCTCGCTATGTTATTAAGTGTGGTCAAGGGAGACGTTGGAATTTGGCAGAAATATCAAACTGGTTAAGAGAACAGTCTGATGATGAACCTAAAAGAGGACGACCACGTAAACGGGGCTAATCAAGCCTCGTTGCAATTTCGCTTGCAGTAGCATTGTAATAGACCATCAAGCTTCTTAAGTCTTTATGCCCAATCATACGGGCCAAGTCTAAAACTTCTAATTTTCTTGCAAGACGTGTACAAGCTTCATGGCGTGTGTCATGAAAGTGCAAGTCAGTGATTTGACATCTATCTCTCAATTTACGCCAAAGCGTATCAAAGCTTTGGGAATTACAAGTAAAGACCTGCTTTTTATCAAGACCTTTTAATAAAGTAAGCAACTCAACTGCACGCTTAGATAAAGGCACATTTCGCTTTGTGCCATTCTTTGTTTCGTTCAAAACAAGATATCGATCTTTTAAGTAAACTCGATCCCAAGTTAAGCCGACAATCTCTCCAGCACGCATTGCAGTCTCAATTGCAAAAAGGAAAGCAATAATAATTTGCTGAGTAGAATTTACCGGGACATTGTTATCCCAATTTGCTGCAAGACATAATCTATCAATTTCATCTTGGGTAATTCGTCTATCACGGTGCTTTGATGGTGGGGGTAAAGTCAAGTCGGCCATTGGGGACTCTTTAATCCACTTCCATTCTTTTCGGGCAACAGTAAATAAAGAAGCTAAAATATTTGCTTCACGTCTGACAGTAGCGCCCTGCACTTCTTTTAAACGAGAATCACGCCATTGCACTAAATCGTCAGTTGTGACTTTGGCTAATTGTTTTTGACATAGCTTTTTATACTCACGCTTAAAGAAAGCCATTCGCTTGACTTCATTCTCATGAGTTTTCTTTTTAACACTCACTTCATTTAAGTAGCGTTCAATAGCTTCTAAAAAAGAGTGATCTGGTAATTTGCCATGCGATTGTTCGCGTAACTGAGTCTCGCGTTTAGATGCCCAAGCCCTAGCCTGAGCTTTTGTATCAAAGGTTGCACTTTCGCGAATTCCGTTTACACTTATCTCGGCTCGCCATGCATCATTGCGTTGTCTAAATGAAGCCAT